GAAGGAACTTGCCGACCAGGCTAAGGCACTACGAGATAGACGTAGGGTTGAGGAGAAGGCAGCGGCTGAGAAACGTAAACAAGAGTTACAAGCACTTGCTGACTTTGAGCAGCAACTTATGGTGGCACTTATAGAGGACGAGGACGAGAAAGCACAAAAACTATTAGAGATACAAAGAGACGCTGACTTAGAGACTATTGACAACTTAAAGACGACTGAGGAACACAAACAACAACTAAGAGAACAAGCACAACAGAAATACCTTAATAGTGTAAACGACCTTGAGGAGGCTATTACTAAAAAGGAAAAAGACGAGGCTGACAAAAGAGAGGCTGACCGTAAAGCAAGAGAGGACAAACGTATTGCTGACACCATTAAGGATATTGACATTAGGTTAGGTCTACAAGATATTGAAAACGAGGAGGACCTTGCCAGGTTTGAGGCATTACTATTACAAAAGTTCAACGCTGAGATACTTAATCAAGAATTGACTGACGCTGAGTTACTACAACTACAGGCTAACTTTGACACCGCAATGGCGGCAGCAAGACAACAGGTTTTTGAGGGTGAGAAAGCAATACAAAGACAAAAAGAAGACTTATTATTTAAGGGTCTTAGTATAGTACAACAAGTTGCTGGTGAGGAGACCAAATTAGGTAAAGCCGCAGCAATAGCACAGGCATTAGTAAACACTTACTTAGGGGTCAGTGAGGCTCTTAAACAAAAGTCTACTTTACCATCACCTTTTGACGTGATTACTAAAGTTGTAAACACGGGTGTTGTAGTTGCCAGTGGTCTTGCCGCAGTAAGACAGATTAAAGGTGTTAAAACCCCTGACGCATTTAACGAGGGTGGATTAGTGAGAGGTGAGGGCTCAGGCACGAGTGACTCAGTACCTGCTATGTTGTCTAATGGTGAGAGTGTGATTAACGCAAGGTCTACAGCAATGTTTACACCACTCCTCAGTGCTATTAATCAAGCCGGTGGAGGTAAGAGGTTTGAGGGTGACTTAAGCCCGTCTACACCAACGGCAGACACCTCTACACCTGTTATAAAAACGTATGTTGTAGCAGACGATGTAAGTAGTCAAGTATCGTTAGACCGACAAGTCAAGTCACGTAGTATTATTTAACATTCGGCAATATTACGTTTTATTTATATTTAGAGTTAGATAAGTTACTTATGAAAATAGTTGAACTATTATTAGACGACGAGTTAATTAACGACCCGTCAGTAGGTATTGACGGTATAGCACTTGTTAATCGTCCTGCCCATATGGAAAACTGGCTTGCCTTTAACGAGGTTAAAACCAGTAAACAACCATACGAGGTTTTAACCGACGACGAGTTAAACCAACTTGCTGAGGCTATTACCCTCGTAGGTGAGCCTACTGAGATGGACGGGTGGGAAATTACCAAAGTAGAGGAGTTACCTAACAACGGACACTTTGTAGGACAAATTAAGAGTGACCCTAACAAAGAGTCTTACGAGGACAACCTCACCCAAAGAGTAAGGTATAAGTATGTAGGTCCTAAGGACAACAAGAATAGACCCTTTTGTAGTGAGATGCTTAAAAAGGACTTAGTATACCGTAGAGAGGACATAGATAGTCTTACAGACCGTAACGTAAACGACCAGTTCGGTGACTACGATATCTTTGAGTGGAGAGGTTCTTACAACTGTAGACACAGATGGGTTAAACTTATTTATAGTCCTGTTGACCCTAACAAAGGTAAAGCACAGAATAGACTTATTAACAAGGGTAAATCCCAACGTAACCTTGAGGAACAACTTAATATACCACAAGAGAATACAACCACCACAGCAGCCGCTGCTAACGGTTACGACGCTCTTGCTGAAAGTTTTAGTCTCGTAGACGTAATAGACAACTATCCGTTGTTTGACAATAAGGTGGAGGCTGAGACCATTGCGGCAGTTATCGGTTGTAAGGGTTACCATACTCACACAGTAAACGGAGTGGACTACTATATGCCTTGTGAGCAACACCCCAACAAAGAGGAGTTACAAGAGGCTATTTACGACGTACCACAATATGCCAGAGACAAAGCCTGTAAAGCACGTAAATATAAAGAGGAGAGTATCGGTGTAGACTGTGGAACGAGAGTAGGGTGGACGAGGTCAGCCCAACTTTGTAACGGAGACAAGGTGAGTAGAGACATTATTGCTCGTATGGCGGCATTTAGTAGACACCTAAAGAATGCTGAGAAGCAAGATAGTTACGAGGACGGTTGTGCCTTACTTATGGTTGACGCATGGGGTGGAAAGGAAGGAATAGAATGGGCACAAAAAGAGTTGGAGCGTATAGATAGAGAGTCACTGGCAATAGATGTCAGTAGTTTAACCCCTTATGTAGACCAAACAGGTAAAACGACGGCAGAGGAGTTTATAACCCCTAACCCGTGTCAGTCAGGGTGGGTGGCTTACGGTACCAAAAAGAAAAATGGTAAGACCGTACCTAACTGTATACCAAAGAGTCGTAACAGCAAGCCTAAGTTGTCGTTTAACTATAACGACGACAAGATGGAAATCACGGGTGCCGCACTGGTACCTAATAAACTGATTATTAGAACGTCACCTAACGGTGAGCCTTATTACGTATACTTTAGTGAGGAGACCATTAAGACTCTTGCTTACAAGTTTATGCGTGAGAAGAGGTTAGACCAAACTAATATAGAACACACCTCACTTGAGGCTGAGGACACGTATGTTGTGGAGTCGTGGATTATTGAAGACCAGTTGGACGACAAAAGCAACGCCTTAGGGTTGGATTACCCCAAAGGTACGTGGGTCATCACAATGAAGACCGACTCACCAAAGGTGTGGAGTGACATTAAGAGTGGTAAGTATGCCGGTTTCTCTGTAGAGGGTTACTTTAGTGAGAAAGCCATCTTTAGTAAGGAGGACGTTTTAGTAGATAAAATAAAAACTTTGTTAAAACAAGTAACAGATGAACAGTAAAGACGCTATTGAAAGAATTAAAAAACTTTTGTTCGGTCAAGAAACTTTTGGAGCACATAAGACCAAAGACGGTGTAGAGATGACTGTAGAGGGTGACGTAGAATTAGGTAAAGAGATTTACATTGTTACCCCTGACGGTAATATCCCTGCGGCTGAGGGTGACTACGAGATGGAAGACGGTATGAAAGTTAAAGTAGTAGAGGGTCTAATTGACGCTATTGACTATGAAGCGGGTTACGAGGACAAGGAAGAGGAAATGGAAGCAGAAGTTGAAGTTACCGAAGAAGAGGAAACTACTATGGTTAGTGCTGAGTTAATTGACGGCACGTTAGTAGAGACTGACACAGAGGAACTCAAGGTCGGTGACGCACTCTTTGTTGTTACTGAAGAAGGTCGTACTGAGGCTCCTGATGGAGACCACGAGACGACTGACGGTAAAATCGTAAGCGTAGTAGACGGTGTAGTAACCGAAATTAAGGACAAGGTGGAAAAAGTTGTTGAAGAGGAATTGACAACTGAGGAAACTGAGTCTTTTGACGAATTATTAGAGGTATTTACGGCAGGGTTTAACCACTTATCAAGTGAGTTAAACGTAATGCGTGAGGAATACGATAAATTAAGAGAAGACTTTAGTAAGTTTTCTGCTGAACCTGCTGGTGAAAGATTATACTTTAACACACAGGATTATGCTAAAGAGTTAAAGACCAAAAAACATAGTAAGTTGGAGGCTCTAAGAGCATTAAAAAATAAATAAATAAAACTTAAAAATATTTTACAATGGAAAATATGAAAAAACACAACTTTTCATTCGACTTAAGTGCGTTAAATACGTATACAGATGAAGTCGGTGGGATGTTAATTGCGGAGAGTATCGTAAAAGGTAAAACCGCTGAATTATGTAATATTCAATCAGGTGTAAAAGGTACTCAAGCAATTAACCTTTTGACGTCTACATTGAACGTACAAGACGGAACTTGCGGCTGGAATTCTTCAGGCTCAACCGTGTACTCACAAAGAGACATTACTGTTTGTGATAAGAAAGTAAACGAGGCTTTATGTCCTCGTGATTTGAACCAATACTGGCAATCAGCATTCTTGAACGCTGGCTCTTACAACGAGTCTGTTCCGTTTGAGGAAGCAATTGCTAAATTGAAAGTAGAACAAATTAAAAAATACGTTGAAGAACAACTATGGAGAAGCACAACAGGTACAAGTTGTTTTGATGGGTTCTCTACATTAATCTCCACTGGTACAACGGGTGTTGTAGCGGTAACAGGGGCTACGGGTATCACGTCGTCTAACGCTCTTGCTGAGGTTGACAAATTAGTAGAGTTAGTACCTAACGAGATTGCTGACAGAGATGATATTATTATCTGGATGTCAATGTCTAACTACAGAAAATATCTAATTAACCTTAGAACATCTAACTACTATCAAGACTTTATCGTAGAAGGAGACCAGATGACTGAGTATGTAACTCTACATCCAGGAACTAACTTTAGAGTTGTAGGTACACACGGAATTAACACTGACGGTGTATATCTGGGTGCGGCTGAATTTATGATTGTAGGTGTTGATTTAATGAGTGACGAGGAAAGATTAGACATTTTTTACTCACGTGATAACGATGAAGTAAGAGTTAGAAGTAACTTTAAGATTGGAGCACAAATTGCGTTCCCTGAATACTTTGTAACAAATAACTTATAATAAACTAATTAAAACAGTAAAAAAATTATGGCTTGCTTAAATACACAAAATATATCTTTAGGGTGTGCCGCTTCTGTGGGTGGCGTGAAAGAGCTCTATGTGGCTGGAGGTTCAGTCTCAGGGCAGAGCTATAATAGTGACGGTGTTTTAACTGGTGTAAGCATCTCAAGTGCTTACTATACTTTTGAGTTACAAAAACAAACAAGTAACCTAACGGAGACTTTCCAAGTTTCCCTTGAAAATGGTACCACATATTTTGAACAGGCTTTGACGGCAGTGATGAATAAAATGGACCAAGACAAGAGAAACCAACTCAAGTTACTTGCTCAGAATAGAAACATTACGTTGTTTGTTAAAGATAACAACGATGTAATATGGTATTTAGGGCGTGACTTTGACGGAGGTTTTGTTTCTGCTGGTACTGGAGAGTCTGGAACGGCATTCGGTGACCGTAACGGATACTCAGTAACCATCACTACTTATAGTAAAGAACCGATGACGACTTTATCGTCATCTAACATTGACGACGTTGTAACTATTGTATAACGACGTTAAACATTAACGGGGTGGGTATGTATTACTCACCCCTTTTTAAGCCATTAGACACGAGATATGAGTAATTTAAGACCAAATAGAAAGTCAGGTATGGGTAAGTATGTAAACCTCGGCTTTTTAGGTAAGTATAAGACTTACAAAAATACGGAGTTTAAGGAGTTACCGACCTTGAGTAAAGAGGAGGAGCAACAACTATTAGTTGACGCCCTTAAACCTTATTCTTATACGCCGAGTAAACACAGAGCCATTAGGGCAGCAGGGGCTGTGGGTGGAGCACCAGCACCATCACCAACACCATCGGCAACTGTTACCCCAACAATAACGCCAACTTTAACACCAACTCCTACACCATCACCTTTCATTGGAACAGCAAGTATACAACCGACTTCGGCTGAGACATACAACGATGTCACTTTAACAGGTTCAACAAACTTATCATCTCCGACTTATATTTGGACTCTAACGGACTTTAGAGATACAAGTGGTAATACTATAACATCATATACAGGAAACCCTCTTACAACGGGTTATTTCATTTCATCAGGTTCAACGAATGTCAGATTGGATGTTGTGGGTGTTGAAGGTTCAGCATTTACAACTAACTTCAGTATTAGTGAATGGACCCCTGATAGTATCAGTGGTCTGACTTATTGGATTGACCCGTCTAATGAAAGTTCTGTATCCACAAGAACGTCAGGTTCGGATGTATTTGTTGAAAGTATTGACAACCTTGCCTCTACGAGTTCAACATATTCGGGTGTGAGTAATAGCGTTGCCGTAGAACAACCATATTACGTTACTTCAACGGGTATGACTAATGGACTAAAAACCATTATGAATACTGGTTTTAGAAGCACCTACACCACTTCATTGAAGGATTTAGGTAATGTAGTTACAGGAGACACCTTTACATTCTTAAGGGTAGGTTATCACGGAGTAAGTAGTAACTATTACGCTTTTCAGAAAATCGGTATCACGAGCACCTCTAATAGAATATACTTGGAGGAGACTGGACCTACCTCACCAACGAACGATGATTTGAGAATTAGGTATAGAGAGTCAGGTTCATTTAGAACAACTTGGAAAAGTAATTTCTGGAATGGTCTATACTCTAACTCAGGTTTAACATACGGGTTTATATGGGAAAATAATGGAGTTGACCCGTGGCAATTTGAGGCATACATTGACGGAGCACAATGGACGGGATGGACCTCAGAAAATACCGTGGCACCAACGGCTAACTTCCCTATCGGGTATAGTACAAACTTTATGGACCACGTCTTAAATGCGTCCGCAGGAGGACAAACGTGGGATGGTTATGAAGAATTAGGTGAGTGGGTATGTTATGATAGAGTATTATCACAATCAGAGATTGACGAAATAAACCAGTACCTCACAAGAAAATGGGGGGTCTAATCAAATAATATATGGCACACGAAAACGGACATATTGGGTGGATAGAATACTCCACTGAAACTGAAGCAAACGACTTAATCGGTCGTATTAACACTTGTTTAGGATTACCGACACCTGATGGTAAAACTATTACGTGGGCATTACCTGTTTGTTATCAGAATGATTACGAAGGTATTGAGACCGAAAGTGGGTGGTTTGTAATTATACACCACGAAGTTTATGATTGTCTTACACAAGCCGAAAAAGATGTAATCATAACTACATTACCATATGATATTAGTTGTGGAACACCACAACCGATTACTGGTAATACGGAGAATATACTCTAAATAATAAACAAGTAATACCCTACTAATGTTATATATAAAACGTAACGAGGAAAACAAGTTAGTAGTTACGGTCTCACAACATAAGACTTTATCTAACCCTAAATACTTATTTTCTTTTGAGCACATACTCAGTAAAGAGAAGACGAGGTTTTACCCTAAAAACGTAAGTACAAGTACAAGTCGTTACGACGAGTTTGTGTTTATAGAGGGTGACGAACCCTTCGGTTATACTGGTGATATACCTTACGTAAAATTTCCGCACGAGGGTCAACACTATTATTCAGTATATGAAATGTTCAACGAGAATAGTACTGACCCACAATATGCTTTTGACAAGTTAGAGGAGGGCAGGGCTGTTGTTGACGACGACACCATACCGGCAGAGTTTACAACATACATTAGTAGTAACGAGAATAATGCTAACTTTATTTATTACGAGGAGGGTATTAACGAGAATAGACCACTTGTAGGTTTACAGTATAACTTTACCAACGCTAACAGTAATGTATTCTCGTGGAGGTATGCTTACCCTGATATGTATGTAAAAGACTTACAGACGGGGGTTATAGAGACCGTAGGTAATACTTTATATGATTTAGGGGCTTGTGGTATAGAGTATGGTAAAGTAAGTGGTGAGACTTACTATAAAGAGATTACAACGGGGTCAACGTGGCCTGGCTTTAAGGTATACTTAGACACCACTGACGTAATCAGTAAAGGTTACGAACAAGCAAACTTGACTAACCCTAACCCTGTTACCGCATACACTTACAACAACTTTGAGGTTAGTGTTATAAGTGACGAGTTTTGGAAGTTTGACTTGACCGAACATTATTTAGACGGTACGAGTTCAACGATAGCACAACCTTTTGGTTTTAGACGTGATTTAAGTGACGTTAGAGACGTTAACTTTAGTTTGACGGGTAACTCACCTACAACATACACTTTAGGACAAACAGGTACGTCTGGTTTAACCTTTAGTGACGTATGTAGATGTATACAGTTAGACGCTTGTGAGCCTGGCTTCGGTGTTAGAACTATATACTTTAAGGATAGTGATGAGGCTGAATGGTGGACGGCACCTTATAGTGGTGAGAGTATAAGTTACTCACTGACACGTTGTGATTTAACTGAGGACGACAACACTTATTACTGGGGTGTAAATAGAGGAGTAGGTCAAGTACACGTGGCTAAGTTTAACGGAGACGGTACATTGACGTATTACGATACTTGTATAGCACCTACACCGACTCCTACACAAACACCAACCTTTACCCCGACACCGTCCATTACTCCGTCCATAACACCGACGGGTACATTAACACCGACCCCTACACACACGGGTACAGCAACACCTACACCAACGGTAACCGGCACATTAACGCCAACACCAACTCCGTCAGCGGTTATAACGTTTAACTTATTGACTGAGGGTGGTGACACGATAACAACAGAGGGTAACGACCCGATTAGAACAGAGCAAAATTAAAAAATATGGCTGACATTAAGATAAGTGCTTTACCTGTGGCAAACGAAATCTGGAACCTAAATGAAATTATTCCGGTCGTTAACTCAGGCAGTACAACAACATCTAAAAGGACTTATGGTTCCTTGTTCTCTAACCACAGTGGAGGTACGTATACCATTACATCAACAGACCAGACCTACGCTATTATTGCCTGTGGGTCATCATCACCAAATACACACATCCGTATCGGTGGTATAAACAATGCGGCAGTTATCTCGTCAAGGGGTGCTAAC